AGGTCTTCTTGTGACTTCCAGAACGGGTTCTGCGAGGTCACGGCGCAGGTCGTGACGTAGCGGCGGTTCTGCTCCGAGGTGTCGTCGGGGTTGAACCCGCCCTTGTTTAGATCGCCCGGCGCGTAACCCGGAATGGTGTACAGCGAGACAGTGACGGGCACGCGGCCACGCAAGTTGCCCTCTGCTCCGGTCAGCGGTTCGATGACCTGCTTGGCCGAGTTGAGTTCGGCGGTGTCGCGCCTGATAGCGACCAAGGCGACGTCGATGCCAACGATATGCACCGGCTCAGGGAGGAGCGTTTCGGCGCGGTGCGTTCGCGTGATAGTTCCCTCCTCTTCGAGGACAAGGTCTATCGCAACGCTTTCGATGGAGTCGGGGTGGATACCCCCTTTGATGTTGGTGACGGGAGCGCAGCAGCAGCTACAACCAAACTTACCGCTCTCGCAGCCACAGCCTTCGCCGCAACTCATGTCTTGTAGAACACCTGTTTGGGGTTGCTGGAGTTCTTGAGCGCATCGCTGGTGTCGCGCAGGGCTCGGTAACTCGCAGTGATGTCGTTCTGGTTAGCCGCGCCAGTCCAAGTCATGTAGCAGTCGCGGGCACGTTCAAGGACGGCGTCGAGTACCTCCTCGGGGTACTCCAGACTGTCGGAGTCGGACGCCATGCGCGGCTTGTATTGCGTTTGCGTGACTGTCCACTGGAGCGTGGTGTCGGTCGGCGCGGGCCAGAGCGAGACGGACGATGTGTCGTGCAGGTCCGAGAAGTTCTGCTCGTAGAACCGAGGCGTGCCTTCTTTGAACGGATCGCGCAGAGCAAGGCCCGGTTCGCGAGCAAGGCCGTCAGCAGTCTTGGCCTCTACCGGGAGGATCGAAACGATCTGACCCGTCGAGGGCAACTCCAGCGTGCGCCGGATGATGTAGCTATCGTTTGTTCCGGCGATGCTGCGGTTGGCTTTGATGCCCAGCAGAATGTTCTGGGAGCCGCTCGCGTCCTCAATGAGGAACTTGGTCTTGGTGCCGTCGTCCTCGATTACAACGAGGATGTCACGCGGATGCACATGGTCGTTCTGAACATGTACGCCTCCCACATTAACCGTGGCGCTGTGCTGCGTGACGGTGACGCTTGACAGGTCAAGGCGACCGAGGACGCTGCCCGTCATTTCCCAGCGGTTGAGGCCGGGGATGTTGTCTGTTTCGGCTCGTGAGAGTCCGCTGTTGATTGCCTCGTTGAGGCGTTCCGTTTCAACCGCAGACAACACGCCCAGACCAAGGCGCCGTTTGAGTCGGGTTCTTAGTTCTGCGCGTGTTGCCATACGATTGAAGCGGGTTGGGGTAAGGCAGCGGCTTACTTGCCGCCGCCCGATTTACCACCGGAAGGGGGAGGGGCTCCCCCGGTCAACTAAACGCTGACGTTGCCGTAGATCGTGAAGAACGAGCGGCGCCCGTTATCGACCGACCACTGGCGCTTCCACTCGATCCGCTTGAAGACGTTGGACCGCAGCGGGTGGGGCTGCAACTCACCGATCTGGCGGATGAACCCGATGCTGCCGTCACCGATGCCGCCAGCGCGGACAGTGTTCAGGCGGAGCGAGTTCCAGTTGATGCCGATCATCGGGTAGGACGCGGTCGTGTTCTCCGGGTCCGTCAGATCGTAGATCGCGTTCTTTGCGAGGTAGCGCGACCAGTCGATCGTGACACCACCGAAGGGGATGGTCCCCTCCTTGCCCATGTCGGCGCGAACCGGGTCGGGCAGGGCGCCTTGGGTGCGGAGCAGGTCGAGGAACTTCTCGAACTGGTCCAGCGTGACGTAGACATGCGTCGGGCGCTCAACCTCGGAGTAGGTCGCGTTCAGGATCGCCTTCTGGAGATCGCCAAACATTCCAGAGCTGTCGGTGCCGGTAGCCGCAACGTGGTACGGCTGCCAACGCGCAACCTCGTCCGTCTTGATGGCGGCGAAGGCTTCGTCCGTAGTCGTGCCGTCAGCGTCGCCAGAGTCCGAAGTAGGCGAAGACGAGTTGAACAGTAGACCCGGGAGAGAGATCGGGTAGCCCGCGAGGTAGTTGCCGTCACCAGGGTACGCGCCGTGCGCGAGGTGCGGGCCAGCCGGGATGTTGCGGTTGGGGCGTCCGGTAACAAACAGGATCTCCTCTTCGTTGAGGATCTCCATCATGTTCGCCTTGACGACGTTCGAGACGTAGTCGATGACGTTGCCCGGGGGCTGCGACTGCGGGAAGTTGATGTTCCGCGTGCCCGCCTGAAGCTCGAAGCGGCAGTGCGTCAGCACTTCGTATGCCTCGTCCGACAGGTTGTTGCTAGTCGGCTGGCCCGACAGCAGATCGGGGACGTACAGCGAAGAGTTCTCACCGCCATCGTACATGATGGGGTGACGGACAGCTTCGGAGTCGTTGACGACGAAGACGCGGCCTTGGGAGGCAGCGGTCTTCAGGAACTTTTCACCGGAGTCGGTGAGCGCGTTGATCGGATCGCGCGAGTAGGTGTCGATGGCCGTCGAGACCATCGTGTCTAGCTGACGGCTAGACAGTGAGGGGATTGTCACGGTTGGGTCCTAGCGGAGTGCTTTCAGGAAGTGGGTCGAACAGATGCCTCGACCGCACGACGCATGCGATCTTCCAGGGTCGAGTCGTCAGCACGTTTAGCGTTTAGCTGGACCGTGCCGTCAGCGTAGAGCATGGAGCCCTCGGGGGCCGACTTGGCGAGACCCGCTTGCGGAGCACCTGCTTGAGGGGTGCCGCTCGCGCCGGACATGGCGACGAGGGTGCGGATGCCCGCCTCAGTGAGCAGGATCTCGGGCGTGAGCTTGCCAGACCGGACGGCTTCAGCGTAGGTCGCTTGGACCTTGTTGTAGCCTTCCGAACCGGGATGCAGCCCCTCGCTGCCAAGGACGTTCAGGAACGATTCCTTGGCTGCTTCGCGGCGCTGGTACTCGGCGTCTTTAGCAACTAGAAGCTCTTCGATCTGGCTACGGTTCATGTAGCCGTCGTCTTTGAGCTTCTTGCTCTGCCGCTCGTCGTGCTTACTGACGGCGTCGTTGATTGCCTTGCTGACGTAAGACTCGATCTTGGAACGAACAGCGCCGTCCAAATCGAGATCATCCAAAGAGCGAACTTTTTGCTCCGTGGGTGCGACTTGCGCCGCTGCTCTTCCCGCTTCCTCAGCTAGGTCTACCTGATGGACAGGCTCCACGCTGGGACTTACAGGCTGCGTTTCCTCGGTGGCGGAGGGTTGGGTAGGTTCAGACACGGTTACCTCTCGGCTCGGTTTGAAGAAAACTACCCGGGGGGTAGCTTAGATGTTTAAAGCTCAATCGTCAACTCCCCCAACGACGCCCGGGTTCTTTCCGGTACGCAGTTTGTGCGGGAGAGTTGCCGCGATTTGGGCCTCCTTCGACTCGAACTTTCCGGTGTCGATGGAGATCCCGTGCTTCTTGTAAACCTGCTCCATCTGGCGCTTGGAAGTCACCATCCGGTCAGGGTGCTTGGGGTGAAGCTGGTGGACTAGCTTGCCGCTGCACCAGTCGCCTTCGGTAGAGACGTAGCCGCCGACGCGCTTGGCCGTGATGTCCTGCTCCTCCTGCTCGACGCCGCATGCAGGGCAGGGCTCGGGGCGGTCGGAGTCCGCCATGGACTTCTCGACCTCGAAGGGGCCGTGCTCGGGGCAGCGGTAGGGGTAGATCATCAGTAGGTCGTCTCTCCGATGCCGCCCTGGGGCATGGCTTGGGGCGTTTGGCCCGTAGCCAGGGCAGCGAGCATGTTGTTGTCCACCTCGCCGGGGCCAGCGCCCACGCCGGGGATGATGCCGCCCATGGAGGCGGGGTTGATGACCTCTTGGCGGCGCGCTGCGTACATGCGGTGCATGTCGAGGGCTTGGCGCAGGGCCATAAGCTCGAACTCGTCGGCGTTCCGGGCCACTGCCGCCTCCTGCATCTTGGCGTAGTAGGCGACGTACATGTCGTGCTGGTCGTCCTCGAAGACCATGATCGGCTCCTGCGTTTGCAGGAAGCGGATGTACCGCTCTTCGGGGCCGAGTTCGATGGTGGGAGCGTCGAGGAAGATGTCGGCGTCCTCGATGCCCATGGCGTTGCCGAGGCGGCGCAGAGCTTCGCGCGTCATGCGGGGGATGCCGCCTTGGAATGCCTGTTGTGCGTTGGTCGTGACGGTCAGCCACTGCATCAGAGCCTGGATATCGCCCGCATTGGACAGGTGGCCAAGCTCAACGGGGTCTACGTCGAAGCTGAAGCACGCAACCATGGGGTCGGGGACCCGGATGGTGCGGATGACGCCGTTGTCGAGGGGGATATCGACCGTCTTGCCGAAGATCTGGCGCTGATACTTGAAGCCGATCTGCGCGATCTTGGTCCACATGGCCGCCATGATCTCCAGGCGGTCGGCGTTGCGCTTGGATGCCGCGTCGGTGATCGCTGCGGCCTCGGTTGCGCTCTTGCGAGGGTTGCTCGGGATGCCCCGATCGCTCGGCGAGACGCCCGTGACGTCGTCGAAGAGCCGCATGTAGGTCTGGAGCGCGCCGAGGTACTCGTTGAGCACGGTGCTTTGCTCAACCGGGCGCATCGTGGCGTTGACGCCGCGCGTGTTGTCGTCGGCATCGACGCCGATGAACACGGTTCCGCCGGGAACGACGCTGCGGACGGCCTGGATGGCGTCGTCTTGGATCGCGTTCTTGTCGTAGAGGATCGTGTTGTTGCTGGTGCGGACCTCGCGGTCGATTTGCACGAGCGTTTGCACGATCATCCGCATGAGCGGGATCCACGAGAGCACCTCGGCGGCGGGAACGTCCTCGCTCGGGGCGGGATCGAGGAAGTTGCCGATGACCAGCGGGCACTCGGGGAGCGTCTCCGTGCAAACGTAGGTGCCGACCGGGTTCTCAACGTCCTCGGTCAGGTTGATCTCGGTGAGCGAGGGGTCCTTGTGGCGGTTGCGGGCCACGAAGATCGACATGGGGCAGCCCTTGCCCTTGGTGCCGTGGGCAAAGCCTTCGTGGTAGCACTCGGTGACGCGGACGATCTCCCAGGGGTGGGGCGCTTCCTGGCCGGAGACGTCGGGCTTCCAGTGCTCGGGCAGGTCGCCCCACTGCATGTCGTAGCCGTGCCAGTAGAAGCGGCGGTGGAACGGCTCGTAGCCGCAGTCGCGTGCCTCGACGGCGCAATACTTGACGCGGTTGTAGGCGACCTTCTCGCTCTTGTCGTAGGTGACCTTGACGCCGAAGTAGGGCGAGACGAGGCCAATGAACGCGGCGCGGCGCATGGCGGCCCGGAGGTCGCCGTGGTCGGTCATGATCCGCGTCAGGCGGTTCTGGTCGTCCGCGAGGTGGGCAGCGCCGGGGACCCGGGCCTTGGCGCGGAAGGACGGCACGCCCGGCGTGAGGTTGGCGACGATCTGGCGGATGCGCGAAAGGAACAGGTTGGCCGTGGTCTCGGGCGGGCGCCACGAGTACGTGGCCAGCGCGTCAGGGATAACGTGAGCCGGGATGCCCTGTTCGCCGATGATGAGGCTGGCTGCTCCGCCGAGGGGGTCGCGGCCCGTGTAGATGTCCGCGATGAGGCGCTCGTTGCCTGTGAGCGGCTCGTGCAAGGCGTCGGCGGACTCTTGCAGGAGGGCGGCGAGCGCCATGGAGGCGTGCTCGTCGAGCTTGTAGGGCTTACCAGTTTGGCCTGTTGTTTCCATGTGCGCTGGTGGTCCAGACCTTCAGGGAGTCACGGTTCGGGTTGGGTCCTCGTTCAACGCCGGGGAGGTCACCGCGCCGCTCGACCATCGTGGAGAGGAGGGCAAGGGCGGAGATGAGGTCGTCGGAGTTGGAGAGCGGGTACTCGATGAGGCGCTGAACGAGGATTTCCCTACCGGGGAAGTCGTTAGGGAAAATCAGGTAGCCCTTACGCATTGCGGTCTGCAATGACATAAGGCGGAAGGCCAAGGAGGCGGAGCCGATTTTCTGTCCACGGATCTTGACGCCTTTGATTTTACCACGTTCTTCCAGCCAAGGCGCGAACAGAGATTGGGACGCGACCTTCTCGATCCAGATGGACTTGAGGTGCTTCTTGTGGGCGGGCACGCCGACGTCTTCGATCCAGCACGCGGCTGCGTCGGCGCCGCCTGGGATCTCCAGGGCGCGGACAGGGATGAAGATGTTCCGGTCGGGGGCGAAGCCCTTGAGGCCAAGCTTGTGGGCGGGCAGGACGCGCACGACGACGATGCCGTTGAGGTCTCCGGTGGTGCCGTCGATGCGGGCGACGGGGTCGTACAGGAGGATCTCAGGGCCGTCTGGGAGGCGCTTGAGCGTGAGGTCAGGGTCGGTGGCGGCCTCGACCAGTTCGGGCTCGAAGATGGCCTCCTCGGCGGGCACAGGCTCGCAGAGGTACTGGGCGGAGAAGAAGGTGCGGCTCAGGGCGTCCTGCTTCTCGATGATCTCGTCGGCGGTCAGGAAGGAAGGGCAAAGCGCGTAGGCGCCGTTGGGGCCGGGGCCTTTCTTGTCGGCGCGCTTGTTGACCGGGTTGACGCCGTCCCAGACGCCGAAGCGGAACTGTGCCCAATCTTCGCGGCGGGACAGGAAGCTAGTGACGTCTTGGAAAGCCCAAGGGGTGCCGATGTGGTTGATCGGCGAATCGGGCGAGTACATCAGAGGTTCAAGGGCTTCGATGAAGTCGATGACCTTCTGGCGGCGTGTAAACGTCCGAGAGTTCTGCTCGTTGGCCGGGTCGTCGATGACGGCGCGGGTGGGGTGGTTACCGGCGAGGTTCGACTCGACTGAGGCGGCGAATACGGAAGGCTCACGGCCTTTGCCGGCGCGTCCGTTGATGTTGAACTGGTCAGCGGGGCCGGACTTGCGGACGTCGCCTTGGAGGGCAAGCCAGGGGAACGCCTCGCGGACGGGCATGTAGAGGCCGGGCAGGATCTCCAGGTCGCCGTTGAGGCGGTCACGGATCTCCCCCACCAGCTTGCGGGCAAGGTCCAGGGTGGCGCAGGCGATGAGGTTGCGGGACTCGGGGTGGCGCAGCAGGTGGTGGCAGGTGTCGATGACCGTAATCATCGTGGACTTGGCGTGGCCACGGGGGACGATCGTCGAGGTCTTGGGCTGGCTGTGAACGTGCTCCAGCATCCGGCGATGGAAGGCGCCGAACTGCTTCCGGTTCGAGTTCGGCTCGCCCTTGTAGCCGAGTGCAACACCGAAGGCGATGGGGTCGCTCCAGATGTTGTAGATCGCGTCCCGGATTTGCTCCGGGGTGTAGTCTGTGGCTAAAACCAACGTGCCGTTTAGTATCGGGCAAGGCCCGGGCGAGTGCAAGGGGTGGGGGGCGGTCGGGCGACGGTGGCCTTGGGGCGGGGGGAAGCCCGCGCGGGGGGAGGCCGCCGGGGCCCCCGCCCGCGCGTGGCGGCGCGGCTCACTTGCGCCAGTAGGCCGGGACGACGCTGCCGGTCTTCTCGGCGTAGACGTCGGCGAACGCCTCGCGGGCGCGCTCGCATCGCTTCCACCATGCCGCGCCGGTGATCCCTTCCGGCGCGCCGAGTCCGGCGAGCAGGCGACTCACCGTGTCACGGAGCAGTTCCGGAAGAGCTGCCACCGTGACTGCCACCGCCTCGCGAACGTCCGCGTCTTCCATCGGAGAGTAGGTCGGCTCGACGTCTTCCGGGGCGACGTCGCGGGCGGTGTGCTTCTCGCCGCTCCGCCTCCCCGTGACGGCGAGCATGCTGCTGCTCTCCGCCTGCTTCTGCCGGTGCGTCGCGGCAGTGATGATGCGCCGCCGCGTCTCTGCGGTGGGCGCATGCCGGAACGCCACCGGGGGCAGTTCCAGGCACTTGTCGCCGATCCCATCGAGCGCGGTGGACTCATCCACCCACGCGGGCAGGGGGAGCGCGGTGGCTCCATCCCTGCGGGCTTCGCCGCGCGCCTTCCCGGTGGCCCGGTGGGCGGCAGCGTTGCCGGTGGCCACCTCGATGAGGTGCGGCCAAGACTCGATGGGGGCGAACGTGTTGCTGTTGCTGTTGGACATGTTGTCTCTGCTGTTGCTGTTGCTGATGCGGGCCGGAGCACTTCGCCCCGGAACCCCCGTATCAGACACGTTCGGCATCCGGGCGTCAACACTGAAGTTCGATCCCGGATCCACCTACCTTCCGCCGGGGCGGCACCGGCCTGACACCGCAGTCCGAGATTCCGGGGCCGATGGCCGCAAGTGCCGCCGGGGCAAGGGTTTGAGTCCGGCGGCCCCGGAATCTCGCCGGACGGTGTCAGGCCGCCCCGGTCCCGGCGGAAGGTAGGTGTTCCCGGTCCGCCGGGGACGACGCTCCGGCAGTCCGCCGGGGCGGGCAACAGCCACCCACAACAGCAGAGACAACATGTCCAACAGCAACACGGGCGGCACTGCCGCCGGACTCCAGTCCTTCTCGAAGGCCGAACTGATCGCCATGATGGAGGCCAAGCTGGTCGAGGACGCCGAGCGCGAGCGATTGGCCGGAGTCACCATCGAGCGTGAAGCCGGTGTATCGAAGGCCGGTAAACCGTTCGACGTTCTCCAGATCAAGGGAGGCGAGTTCGGATGGCGCGGAATGAACCTCAAGCCCGCTATGTGGCGACGCTTGAAGTCCCTCATTCCCGACATCGACGCGGCAATGTCGAAGCACTACCCTAGCGAAACCCTGTAGTGCAAAGCCCCCAGTAGCCCTCACGGGTTGCTGGGGGCTTTTTTTGTGGTTACTCAGCGTGAAGCGTTTCACGCGAAGCCGTGAATCAGCTCTCAACGGAGATGAAATGAGCGAACAAATGCGCCGTGCAATGTGCGCGGACATCAACAACCAACTCGACTACATGGAAGTCACCCTGGATGGGTGCGATTGGTGTTGTGGAGGTGGAGACGAGCTTCGCGCTAGCCTACTGAGCAAGCTCAGGCAGCTAGGTGGAGAGCGCAAGCGGTGGCACCTACTGTTCACTGCTGACCCCAGTGACACCAACTGGTGAGCAATAGCCCTGCGGTTCAAACGAGCCGCAGGGCTTTTTTTGTAGCTACTGTGAGAAACAGCTTCTCACGGGAAGCCGTGAATCAGCATCAACAGGAGACCACATGCTAGTGAACATTCTTCTTGGCATCGGTGCAGTGTGCATGGCTGTTGTCGGCGCCTGGGTCATCGTGCAAGCGATTACACCCATCGACGGCGTCAACGAGCCTGGACTGTACCGCAAGCTCAAAGACAAGGAGGGCAAGCGTAAGTGAGCGAGCCCATTACTGAAGGCGAGGCGCTACGGCGCGCACTCGTACCGTTCCCCGATGCATACATTGGGGAGGACAGCGAGGGGCAACTGGTGATTTACACCGGGCTGTACCCCACAGGCACAGTGGTCATCACTGAGCGTGTCTATGGTCCTGAGCCCAAGATCATCGAGCTTGCTCCTGACTGGCGCTTTAGCAATGGGGCCAAGGGCGACGAGGAGTGCTGATGAGTATTAGGTGCAAACACTGCGACAGCCGCGTTCCCTACTGGGACAGCGTGCAAGGGTCCTGCTACTCGTGTCACGAGGAGTACGAAGCATGAGGTACATCAACGTGTACCTAGTGGAGCAAGCCTACGGTGGTCCCGAGGAGGGCGGATGGTGGTACGACTACGGCGTGCCGCATGCGTCCATCCCAGAGACATGCCCCAATGGCCTAGAGCACACGCTTGAGCAATGGCAAGCGTGGTGCAAGATCGAAAACGGTGCGCGCCCCGACTACTGCTCGGTTCACAGTCAAGGCGAGTACTGTGTCTCCGTTGAAAATGAGCCCGCAAGGGCTTGGCCGTCTGAGCGTCCCTTTTACGAGTGACGACCTGTTAGGGCAGGTGCGGCAAAGATCTTAGGCCCTAAGCGTCCTGTCCGGTGGAGCAGCACCGGGCAGGGGTGATGCGTTAGCTCTTGCGGAGTCCAAGGGAGGAATACCTTGGGCGTTTGCCGGGCGGTGCGATAGTTCCCTCCGATGCGATCATCGCTGCTTGAAGGCCATGGACTTCATCCCAGCTTTCCCTCCATCGTGCAACATCTCCCTCCACCTGTCCCATCATGTGCAAGGGCAAGCGAAGTGCTGTCGTCCGTCCCCACCGGGTTAGCTGCTCGGATTCCTGGGGGCGGACGGCGGTGCGCTTTTTCCGCCGGTCGATGTCAGGATCGCCCGCTCCCGGCGGAACGTACACGGTCCAGCGGAGTGCTGGATCGAACAACAGGAGACTACATGAGACAAATCACTCGGGACGCGGCCATCGCGTTCACCTGGGACCGCAACTTCAAGCGGGCAAACACCGAGGTCAGGGTTAGTCCTGGTGGTACGCAACTGCTGTTGCACGGCAACATCATTGCGGCTCGGTTCAAGGGTGGCACCCAGCGTGTTATGTACACCATGGCTGGCTGGGGTACGCCTACGACGCGACAGCGTCTAAACGGACTGCTTCAGTACCTGGGACACACCAATACTTGTGTGTATCAGGACAGGCATGAGCAGTTCGTCTGGCATGAGGGCAAGGACTATCCCATTGCTCCCGATGCCGACTGGTACATCAACAGCAACAACGAACTGGAGGTCCTGTGACCAAGACCAGAGAGGAGTGGCTCAACGAGGCCGCTCAACTTATGAAACCTTGGCTCCTCGATACCGAGGCGGGCAAGGAGTACGAGGACCCGTACATCAGTGTCGGGTTCCCGAAGGGTAGCCGTGGGCGCAACGTGTCCAACGCTATCGGCCAATGCTGGGACAAGGCTTCGTCGCAGGACAAGCAGCGTGCCCACATCTTCATCATCCCCACGATGACCGACGAGATCGACATTCTCGCGGTGCTGCTCCACGAGTTGGTGCATGCCTGCGTGGGCAACGAGTGTGGTCACCGTGGTCCGTTTAAGTCGTGCGCCACCGAGCTTGGGCTTGAGGGCAAGATGACTGCGACCGTTCCCGGCGACACACTCAAGATCCGGCTGGAGCTACTGCGGCGTGAGCTTGGCGAGTACCCGCACTCGGGGCTCAAGGTGCCCAAGCGTGGCAGCGTTGGCTCGCGGCTGCTCAAGGTGGCGTGCCCGGGGTGCGGTTGCATCCTGCGTATGACGCAGAAGTGGATCAGTGAGGTAGGACCGCCCACCTGCGGGTGTGGCACAGACATGGAGCTTTCGCAATGAGATTGACCGACGACGGCACTGCGTTCACTGTGTGGATCAGTGCAAGCGAGACGTATAGCTGGGCGCATAGGTCCGGCAGTGCGTGGCCGTGCTCCCAGCTTTCTGGGCACAGGGTGCGTGCCACGTTCGACACCAATGGGCTGCTCGACTACGCAGTCGATGGTCGTGACTGCTATGACCTCGATTGCAGCGAGTTCAATGCGCTCATTGCTGACCACGTTGGCGAGCGACTCACGCCCGACCACCCTTGTTACTTCGTCACAGTGGGGCAGTTCCGATGAGCAGGTTTGCCGAGCAGTACTGCGAGTGCAGTGTGTGCAGCGCCGAGGTCCTCGCCGAGGGCAACTGGCATGGCGATGGCTGGAATGAGCCGCGCGAGTTTGAGCCGTTCGATGACCCTCTCCTTTGCGACAGGTGCAAGGACGGCGATGTTTACACCCTCAAGTTCACGGTGGTTGGTTACGAGGACTTCAGCAAGATGAAGTGGCCCCGTCACTGGCACGACTGGTTTGAGGGATTCGATTCCGTTTACGTTCAGACCGTGGAGGTCAAAAAGCATGAGTGATAGCAAGCGCAAGGGTTGGTACATCACCCCGGATGGGGAGCGTATCGACATGCCGGAACCGGAGAACGAGGACGGCACGTTCAGCCTCAAGCAACTGCAAGAGGCGGTCGGCGGCTACATCGAGGTGGTGCAATCCTCGCTCGATATGGCCAAGGGTCGTGTGATCCTGGCCGACGAGGAGGGGCTGATTAAACAGCTACCTATCAACATCGCTGGCACTGTTATGTGCGGGCGTCCCGTCGTGGGCAACATCGTCGTCATCGACGAGGAGTGCTGGTCGTGAGTGAGTGGGAGACCAAGACAGAGCGCACCGATAG